ATTCTGTCACATTGGGTATGCTATACCTGAGAGGACTGATGTCCTGAATCTGGTTGTCTTCCAAAAACAATTCTGTCACATTGGGTATGCTATACCTGAGAGGACTGATGTCCTGAATCTGGTTCCCACCCAACTGCAATTTTGTCACATTAGGCAAACTATTTTTGAGTGGACTGATGTCAACAATCTTGTTGTCATTTAACTCCAATCTCGTCACATTGGTTAGACAATCTTTAAGAGCACTGATATCCTGAATCTGGTTCATACCCAATGACAAATATACCACATTCGCTTTTGGTATAAGCATACCAATCAATTCAATATCACTTTTGGTATAGCGAGGCAGGCCTTCGTTAATGTCTTCGTAGTCGTATTCACCTACATCACCTGTAAAATTCCATGCAGTTTTATTTTGATATTCTACCATATCAGTGCCATCAGACAGCTTATATTCACGTTGTTGTTGAGGGGATTTCTTTGCAGACATATTTAGTAATGCTTCCAACACAAACACATAACTAAATCAATTTAAAATTAACGAGAAAACATTAAACTCGCCATACCGTTTTTGATTTCAAGAACATTATATCTTTCTTCAAATACGACAAGGTCATAATCATATTTATACATAGAACCTTTTTCGGATATTCCAGTAATACCACCACCTGGCGCACAAACACTAAGAGATTCAAAAGTAGGATTCAATGGTGGTTCAATAGTATTAAATTCAAATTCAATATTTTTAAATTTGCTAAGATTTATTGCACCAGAAGGTTGATAATCAAAAGGACTGGTATTTAAGCAAAAATTATAGCAATACAATCCATCACAGGTGTTACCACCACAACGAATTTTTTCCAAATAATCATATATACCAACTTCAAACATATTCTCTCTATATTTACCATCCATAAGTATTCCCATTGTATTCAATATAGATTTAGGTGCATATGCATTATAACTTCTTGTTACTAATGGAACGCCAGATAAAACAGATGTAATGTCACGTCCATTCCATTTAATTCCGGTGCTGTCATCTTCAGTATATGGTTGCCCAGGATTGGTAGTAATTGGATTCATAGATATATCATTAGCTTCTAAATAGCGATTTTTGTGCAATTTTGTATTATAATTATGGTTGGTATAATTAGACCATTCATTAAAATCACGGACATCATCACGTTGAAAATAAAACATCCAATTTGATACTAATGACGAAGTTTCAATTTTAACACGTGTTGTTCCATGAACCGATTGATAAGTATGTTTTTTAATATCTTTATATAAAATTTCATGGTTACTTGCAGTAAACATATCGGATTCTTCATCAGATAAAAATGCAAAAGTAGATATTAAATGAACGTCACTTTTCCAATCTTCTCGTTGAGCATTCCATTGACTCAATTCTTCCGAAGTCAATTCATCAGATATTTCATGAAGTGAGGAACGTTTTGTTGGATATAAAAACCATTTAAGTTGATGTTCTGGGGTAGTATAATTTGGAGCAATTCGTGTATAATATCCTAAATGTTTGTTATCATCAGTGTTCATATTAGACCATATATCACTAATATATGAACCCGAAATATCGCGGTCTGTATTAATTATTGTATATAAATCTTTTATGGGTTTAATTGTTACATCAATTTCTAAATCTGAATATTGTAATGCTACAAGTGGTAATGCAGTTTTGCTTGACATACACCAAAAAGCATTTAATGGGATATACAATGTTCGTCCTAATATTGATGGACAACCAGTTAAGTTTTCATCAAATTGTTTTGTGCCAACATCTCTTTGCCGGACATTATTAGGGTAAGAACGATATTTAAATAACATATCTTCTTCCCCAGGATTATACATTTCTTCAACATTTCCAGTCATTTTATTGAAAAGCTCTTTTTTTTCATTTGAATAGTCACGTTCAACCATACATTTAATATATTCGCCAGAGTATTGTTGAATCACTTGTCCCCCAATACTAATAGAAATTTCATTAATCATTTGTGTCCCCAAGTCTTTGATCCATTTAAATTCATAAGAAAAAATATTACCATCATCTGATAAAATTGGACTCCATATGTTAGGCATTCTGATAGCCAAAAAAGTATCCATCATTAAATCCCCATATTTTGGAATTTTAAAATTAAATTTTGTTTCACTGGTAGGACTTAAAAATCTAATACCTTGATGGTCAATTCTAAATTTTTGCAAACCAAAATTACTATGTTTAGCATATGTAACTTTGAAAAAGGTTTTCTGTGGGTCGCCATGTACAATAACATTTTGATTACCTACGGCGATAAGATTCAATAATCCACCTGCCATTATATATTTAGTTATATTATATTTATAATTTCTTTTATATATATAATATGGCAAATGATTCTAGTAATTTAATTTATATTATTGGATTATTATATAGTTTAATTATCGTAGGAATTATAATGTATATAATAGCAAAAGCAAGTGAGGAAAATGTTCGGTGTAAATTACTTGGAGACCAAGAAAGTAAAGAAAAGGCATTTGAAATACCACCAAAAAATGATGATGATTTACTTGACGTAAAGATTAAATATAACAACAATAACGGCTTGCAAATTGGAGGTGAGACAGTTATGATTAAATCAAGTGACACAGAAGATGGAGGGAAAGAATCAGATTTCTGGGCTCATGATGAACATGGACCCGTTGAAGGAATAAACGTGTCGTATACTATTGATGAAACAAAATGGGATACGAAGTTAAAATGTAATAATGGAACATTTAAAAATGCCAAAGGTCACGAATATAGAATTAAGGATAATGAAATATTCCAGAAAGATAGAACCATCGATGATGATGGCACACTGGACTGGGGTGATAATGTCATTGACTTCACTCAAGGTAAATATATTAATGTTCAAATAGATGATGGTATACATACGGCGAACACCGACGGAATAATAGTAAAAGCTCACAAAACGGATAAAACCCCAACAGATAGATTTTGTTTAATAAGTACTAATTTATGGGAAAATCATATACAACACGATGGTTATAACAATCTTACTAATCCTTGTTTATTACAATATCATATTAAAACTGCATATAACTGTTGTGCAATTAATTCATCGAGAAATAGTTTTGTTAATGAATGTGCATTAAAGTATTGTATAGATCAAGGAGCAAGATGCCTTGATTTTGAAATATATTCTGTTGATGATAGACCAGTTGTTGGCGTAAGTTCAAAAGTCGGAAATACAAATATGAAAGAATCATATAACAAAATTGCACTTGGAACTGTATTAGATATTATTAATAGTAGAATTAATGATGACCCAATAATATTACATTTTAGAATTAAAAGTGACCGTAATGAATTATTAAAATCAATTGAACATGAATTAATGAGCAGTAAATTGACAAGTAGAATGTTATTCAATAATAAATTATATGGTGACGAATGGTCATATAAAAAGTATGAAACGACGCTTCAAAGTGATGTGACAACAGGAGACTTTTTAAAAGAGGATAATATTGCTACTGTTTTAAAAGAACATATAGGTAATTTGACTGGAAAACACAATGTAATCATTTCATTCGACTTATCAGAAACAAAATGGAGAAATAATACTGAAAACAGAGAAATAGTAAATATATTAGGGTCACTTAAAAAATTATGGACAATTGTTAATTTAATGACACCACATCAGGTTCAGGCAATATCTATTAATAAAGTAGTTGCAATGACAGATTCACAAAAAGGTGATTTACGCGCAAATGCAAGAACCCAGTTGGTATATGTTCAACCTGACCCTGTTCTTCCTCATAAGGATGATTTAAATGGTATCGTAGAGATAGGTTGTCAATTAGTAGGAGCACCATTACAATTTACTAAAAAAACACATGTAATTAATTATAAAAATTTTTTTAAAGACGCTAATTATGTGAAGAAAAGTAAAAAAGCATTATAAAAGCATATTTACAATGTAAAACATTAAATATTAATTATTTCTACATCCATTTCATTACAAAAATTTGCCACTAATTCGTCATTTTTGTAATCATGTAAATATTTTATAGTCTTTATACCAGACGCCAAAAGAAGTCTGCAACACATTATACAAGGGTAATGCGTTATATATGCAATACCATCATCACAAGAAACACCGCGTTTAGCACAATCAGCAATAGCATTTTGTTCAGCGTGAATGGTAGCTTGTTCATGACCATCGCGAACAATAGATTTATGCTGACATCCTGGTAAGAAACCATTATATCCTTGACTGATAATACGATTATCGCGAACAATAAGACAACCAACTTGGAGTCTTTCACATGGGGAGCGTTCGCTTGTAACCTTTACAATTTGGGTAAAATATTCATCCCATGAAGGTCTATTTTGCATTATATATAACTATCATCAAATATTTATATATATATATATTATAATGGTAAAGAAGGATTTATGTAAAGGACTAACATTTGAAGATTGTGAATTAGCAATATTACGAAATGCAATAGATGTTGCAGATAGAATTAAAGGCAAAACAAAAATGAACTCGCCTGAGATTCGTAAAATTATCACAATCGTAGAAAATTTTATTCGACGTAAATCATTAATATGTTATGGTGGAACAGCAATAAATAATATATTACCAAAAGATGACCAATTTTATGATAAAGATATAGAAATACCAGATTATGATTTTTTTTCTCCGACACCATTGGAAGACGCAAAAGAGTTAGCTAATATATATTATAAAGCAGGATTTGATGAGGTTGAAGCCAAAAGTGGTATGCATTTTGGCACATTTAAAGTATTTGTAAATTTCACGCCAATAGCCGATATTACTCTATTATCAAATGAAATTTATAAAAATATAAAAAAAGAGGCGATAAGTGTAAAAGGAATATTATATGCGCCACCAAATTACCTAAGAATGGCAATGTATTTAGAATTATCCAGACCAAATGGAGATGTATCAAGATGGGAGAAAGTATTAAAACGAATTACCTTATTAAACAAACATTATCCTTTAATAAATAAGAATTGTCAAAATATTGAATTTCAGCGTCCAATGGATACACCAAAAGACAATGAAGAAGAAACTTTATATGGAATTTTGAAACAAGGATTAATCGACCAAAGTGTAGTTTTCTTTGGTGGTTTTGCCAACTCACTTTATTCAAAATATATGCCCCGCAAGTTTGGACGTAAAATAGAAAAATTACCAGATTTTGATGTATTAGCAGAAGACGCTTTTGAAGCAGCAACCGTAATAAAAGAACGCCTTGAATATAAAGGTTTCAAAAAAATTTCTATAATTCGTCATGATAAGATTGGAGAAATAATATCTGAACATTTTGAACTTAATGTTGCAGGAGAAACACTATGTTTTTTCTATACACCATTAGCATGTCATAGTTATAATGAGATTTATGTTAATAATAACAAAATAAAGGTAGCAACTGTTGATACAATGATGAGTTTTTATTTAGCGTTTTTATATACAAACAGACCATATTATGATAAAAATCGTATATTATGTATGTCCCAATATTTATTTACAGTACAACAAAAGAATCGATTAGCACAAAAAGGTCTTCTGCGAAGATTTTCCATAAATTGTTATGGAGAACAACCAACATTAGAAACAATGAGAGCAGAGAAAACTGCCAAATATGAAGAACTAAAAGATAAACGTGATACAAAAGAATATGAAATGTGGTTTTTAAGATATGTTCCAAGAGAGATATCGAAGACAAATGCAAAACCAACCCGGAATGCAAAGTCAAGACAGGATGCAAAGGGTGACAAGACTGCAAATAGTGCAAAAACTGTTAAGAAGCGTCCAAAAAAGAAACGTAAGCAAACCCGTGGGTGGAAATTCTTTTAAGATAATGAAAAGAGATAAATATCATAATATAATATAATATGAAATATATCATTGTAGGTTCAGGACCATGTGGATTATCATTAGCATATACATTAGTGCAAAATGGACATCATGTAGAGTTGATAGAACGAGATGAAATGTTAGGTGGTTCATGGAATTCACAATGGATAGAAGATAAATATTGGAGTGAGAATGCCCCACGAGTAATACCAAAACATCTATTTACAACAAGTCATTTCATGGATTTTTTGAATGAAATTGGAATGTATGATGCAGATTTTAGTCATGTATATGGTAATCTGCCAACAACAATAACAATGTTGAGTGGATTTTTTATGAATCATCTTAGTCCAAGTGACATGATTCAATTAACGATAGCAATTGGTAGATATACATTATTTGATAGTGACAAAACGTTACAGGAATGGTTAGATACAACAACAATTTCAAAAAAAGGTAAAAAAGCAATTAAAATATTTAGTATTTTAATAAATGCACATCCACGAGATACACATGTAAACGATTTTTTCGCTGGTTTTACTAGTATTCCACCACCAAATTTTCTTCAATTTCGTGAGCCAAATAAGTGGCATCAACTGGTTGAATCCAAAATTAAAAATAAAGCACAAATATTCAAAAACACAGAAGTTATTCGTATCAATAGCAACGAAAGTCGAATAACCGATATTATTACAACCAATAAGAAAAACGGTGAAGTTAAAATACATAAGGGGGACCGATATATATTAGCAATTCCGCCGCCAGCTCTCATTACACTTGTAAGTAATTGTAATGTATGGGTAAAAAACAATTGGAATGGATTTGATTGGTTAAAGGATTGGTGTGAGCGAACATATTATGTAGGATTCGGTTTTCAATTACATTTTAGAGAGAATAATAAGGAATTGCCAAAAGATTGGTGTTGGAGTTGTCATGGAGATTGGAATGTTATCATAGAACCAGTAAGTGATTGGCTTCATAAAAAATCAAAAGACCAATTAGTTAATTCAGTATGGTCATGTTGTATAACAGATATGGATGCAATAAGCAAACATACCGGCAAATCGCCAAATCAAAGCTCCAAGGATGAAATTATTGCCGAGTGTTTGCGACAAATAAACGCAAACTTTGAAAATGACACCATAAAACCCTTTAAGATAACACAGAGTGACGGATTATATAGAAAACATGATAAGTGGATGTCAAAAAATGTGGGATTTACACGTTCAAATGCAGGGTATTTGAAAATGCGTGGTAAAATAGACAACTTGTTTTGTTTAGGCTGTCAAACACAACCAGACCACCCTGGTGTAGCAGTTGCGGCGAGTGCAGTAGAAGCATCAGTAACATTTTTGAAGGAATATCACCCCGAAACAAAAAAAGCATTTTATTTTAATGGTAATAATAAGAGAATAGCATTAATGTGTTTTTTGATAGTATGCTTTTATATGAGATATAAAAAACAAATTTAGATTGTTACAACGCCAGCACAGTCACATTCATATTTTGCAATTTTACTTTTCAAAAACTCATTAAACCGATTTTCTTTTGTATGACTAATACCAAAGAACATCGTTCCATCAGCCGGTTCATATGTAATGTATTGATGCATATTTTTTTTGTCTTTAATATATCCACGAATTCTTCCATTTTCAAGAATTTTCCAGGTAGAGCTTTCGCAGATGATAGAAATGACATCATCAATATCATAGAAGAACCATTTTTGAAGTTCAGAATCTTTAAATACGAACACATTATTGTCTTGTTTAAAATATTTTTCAAATAGAGAAACCATTTTATATGGAGAACTTGTGTAAATACCACCATCTTTATCATCAAACTCAGGTATGGACGCGCCAAATGCAATATTTTCACTGTCACCAAATACAAATTGCAAATTCGAATTCTCGTCAGGAAGTTGCAATCTTTTAATTATCGCTTCACTGAGTTGAAAGTCTCCTTCTCCCTCATTGTAAAATTCACGCTTAAAAAGCTGTTCAACAGTGGGTTCGCAAATGGTTCCAATTTCTGAGCAAATCATAGTTTTGTGCAAGTTTCTTTAAGTTGTTTTTAAAAATCAATTTTTTGAACTTAAAGAAACTAACTAACGCATTAGGGGACGTTGACCAGTAAGTTGCACATGTTTTTCGTCCATAATAAATGGATTCTGGGTGCAAAAATCAATATCACCGTGTTTATTTAATTGAGGCCGGACTGGCGACTTTTCTACAACAAGATTGGTAGAACCTACACCAAATAATTCGGTTTCAATATCTACTGCATTACTAGAAAGAGCATCGCGTGACATGCTTCCATAATTCATCATTTGTGTTGGTAAAAGCTCTTGGGTTGGACGGCCATATGAATTAATATCATAATCTCTCTTTAGTTCTAAACGTTTCTGTTGGGCAGTATATTCCTCTCGCATATTAATATTTCTGGTAGATGCCATAATACATTTCTATTAGATTATTTTTCTATTAGTTTATCTATTAAAATTTCTGCGGAATCTACGCCATTAGTTTCTTTAAGTTCTTTATAACATTGTTTAAATAAATAGAAATAATCAAATGATAGCAAAATAACAATGCAAAATGATGAAATTTCGGCTTCTGGGCAAAATGTTTTATAATTAGCTTCCTGTAGAACTGCATTAAAAATGCGGTTAAATTCAACGTTTTTAATTAATTCTGCATATAACTTATCGGTTTTAATTGAAAGTTTTGTTTCATCATATTTTTCTAAATCAAAAAATTCCAACAACTCTCGTCTAAATTGTGTATCACATGCATCATCATCTTTATTTAATAAATATAATTCATAATATGAAACCATTGTAATTTATAATGAATACAATTGTTTATATGGTTTCTTAAAACCGTGAAATAAGATACCAGTTACAAAATAAAAAAATTGAGAAATTTTTGTTTTTTGATGATTGAACTGCAGAAGTGCGATAATGATGAATACACAACGAATTACGGTAGCCGATATTCAGGCTAAACTGACGACGTTTGATTGGAACTCTCTGGACATTCCAAAAACAAACAAAGGTGAGCGTGGGCAATTGATTGAGCTTGCACTTGGAATTCCAAACAGTTCGGCATTAATGGATTTGGCTGATGGTGAGCTTAAAACATTCACTGTTGGCGAATCAATTGCATGCACACAATTGAATCATTGCCTGGATGAAATTTCAAATGAAATCTCATTTGAAAAATCTAAATTGGGTATGAAAATGAAACAAACTATATTCATTGGATTTGACAAGCAAACTGGTCAATGTAAAGGAAATGTAACTACACATGAAGGTTCTCATCCTGAACATCACCAACAGCTTCAAGAAGATTATGACTATATTTGTAATAAGATTCGAGTGGCAATGAGAAATGGAACTGAATTATTTACAATTAATGGACCAAATAAACTTCTGCAAATCCGGACAAAAGCATCAAAAAATCCTAAAACAGGATTGTATGCCCCATTGATGTTTAATGGAAAGATGTTGAAAAATAAGAATATGGCCTTCTATATGTGTGCAAATTTTGGAAAGTCACTTCTCTAAAACAAAAAACAAAAAAACAAAAAACAACCCGTATCACAATATCAGTTGTATATTATAACTTCTGTTGTTGTTGATTCAGGTTTTTTTGCGTTAATAGCTCGTCGCGCAACAAATTCCTCACAATTATACTCGCTAAATGTATCTGTTACCAAAGCAACTTTTGCATTACTCATGGCAAATTTAATACCAGTATCCATTTTTTTTATATCGCTAAACAGTTGCTTATGCATATCAATATCAAATCCATTTGCAACATATCCAACGAAAGATGAACGATTTTCTGGTGCATATGGTGGGTCTAAATAAACAAAATCACCAGATTTTACGTTTTTAATAGCATCTCTAAAATCACAATGTATGAATTCAACATTTTTGATTAAATCACTAATTTTGACTATATCAGTTTCTGTTATGATTGTAGGCGTCTTCTTATAATGACCAAATGGAACATTAAAACCTTTTGGTCCTTCACGATACATACCTTTAAAACATGTCTTGTTTAAAAACATAAACATCGCTGATGATTCAATTGTATTCTTTTCAGAAGTGTTATATCGTGTTCGTATCCAGTAATAATAATTTTCTTTTG